TCTGAACTTTAGCGTTAGCGATTGTTGTGACGCTTAACGGTCTGTAACCGTTGTAAACGCTTAAGACTCCGCTCGGATCGTAGTTATTTTCGGTGAAATCAGTCCAATAACCAGAGACGGCAGGGGGCACTGCTCGCCACGCGGTCGTTGAATACACCCCCGACGTCGCGGGACCGGGTGTAACGACCCCTAAATCCGCGCCAACGTCCAAAATCCCGGAACTAAGGACGATATAGCCCTCAGAAACAGGTCCGCTTTGGATTTGATGGGGTCCAGAGTCGTATTTGTAGTTGGAAAGGGGGATATAAGCCACTTATTTACACCAACTACACTAATTTTAACCTTTATTGAGGCTCAGAAGGCGAAATTTGATTATTTAAAGTCTGAATGTCGTTGCTGATCAGCTCCATGTCGCGCTCGTAAGCAGCTTTAAGGTCAGCAAGCTCTTTTTTAAGCGTTTCTACCTCAGTAGCGGGCGAAACACGTTTGCGGCGACCGATGGGATTAGCCATTTGAGCTCTTTTTCTTACGTTCAATATACTCGGAAGCTTTCTTCTTCGCCTTCACTCGCTCAGGAAGATCACCCTTCGTTTTTTCCTCGTATTCTTTCACCTTGTCCTTCGATATTTCACCACGCTCCTGCATTGCGTAGAATTTGCGCCTTTGGGCCTCTGATTTGAAGGGCACCGGTAGCTAAGCGGATACAGTAATAGTAACTAAATCCAAAGCAATAAAAAACCCCGCCGTTTCCGGCGAGGTCGTCCCCATCCTTATGAGTTTAGCTCAAGCGTTGTCCAGGAACAACAGCTTGGAGCGGAAAGCTTCGGGGCTCATCTGAGACAGATAGCGCCAAGCGTTCTCAGGGTTTTGGTTCATCACTTGACCAAAGCTCTCCCACTGAACATCAGCGTTAGCGGAAGGAGCGCCAGCGGTAGCGGAGGCGGGCACAGCAGGAACTTGATCGTACTGAGGACGATATTCCTGGGTGGGTTGTTGTTCGTCTACAGGATACACTTCAGTAAAGAAACGGTTGGTGTAATCGGCGAGGTGATCGGGATCGGTCAGGATGGTTTCCATGGCCATGCCCCGGTTAGCCACTTCTTCCAGAACTTGATGCTGCTGAATCAGAGCATCTTCCAGCGTGGTGGCGTACTGGTTGAGAATACCAGGAGCCTCGATGCCGAAGTGATTAACGACGGCGGTTGTTTCTTGACTTAGGCTTGGCGTTTGCTGCGCCGTAGAAGTCGGATAAGAAGTTTGGGTCGTAGACTCGTTGCTGTACGAGGTCGGCTGAGCCGTAGGGGCTTGGTAAGCCCACGGTTGGACCTGTGAAAGCTGACTGAGTTGTTGAATATCCGCCGCCGTCAGTTGGGGTTGTGCTGACGATGCTGTCTGGCTGGGGGACGGGGAGAGCCGGGACACTATACGGTCCAGGCTGCCCAGCGCTGCTTCCCACGGATTCGACGGGGAGGAGGCTGACGGATACTGGTTGGACTGGTTGTTGGTAGAAGGGGCCGTAGCCTGTTGTGCCTGCGACGGCACTTGGGGCATAACTGCCGAAGGTACCGCCTGGGTACTGGCTACCCATTGCGGGTAAGCGGTTGAGCCCTGGTCCACCGCCGGGGCCGCCGCCTGAGGGGCTGCTACCGCCGGGGATACCGGGCTCGGGATCGAAGCTGGGATCTGCTGGCTCATAGCTGCCCGAGTAAGTCAGTTCTTGCGCGAGATGGTCAAACGTCCTATAAAGTAAGGGCGTTAAGTTTAGCCGTGGATCAGCCGCTAAGGGCTGATTAGGAGCTAAAGGATGCGGGGCTTGTAGCATCTGGTTCAATAGTAGCAAGAATTGCTGCATTGCGCCCTGCGTTTGTTGAATCATTCGGAAAGGGAAGCCCTTCAACATCTCCGAACGTTCTAAATCGGTCTTATCGGGGAACAAATACTTCAGAGCTTCAACGCTATCAACGCCGAGCTCTTGTAAGTTACGAACCACGATTGACTTTTGGTTGATGTCGTAAGCAGTGTCCTCATAAACATCCCCTTGGAATCGGTATGTTATTTCCCGATCTCCATCCGGAGGTAGGCCGAAAACACCGCGTGGGACCTTGTTATCAGCTAAAGCAGCTTGAATAGCAAGGTCGACATTTTCTTCGTATTTAGCGAATTTGTTCTGGTACTTAACGAGGGCTTCTTCGGTTTGTTCTTTGGGTTCTTTAGGTGGGGTTAAACCCACAACGGAGATAAAACTTTCGCGGAAAATCTGCTCCTGATGATAAATAATCATCTCTAACAGACGGCAGAAACCGTATGTCAGAAAACTCTTATTTTTACGAAGAGCAGTTGCTTGAGCACGGCCCATGAGACCTTTAATCTCAGTAGCAGTGGCTCCGGCGCTGATTGATATTTCGTCAACGCCGCCCAAGGCAGTTCTGATTTCCTCGCGGAGTAAAAGAGCATACCGATTCATATCCCCGTTAACGGGGTCGGGGGTCATGTAGCCCACGCGGTCGGAGGGCTCCACGTTCGCAATAATTCGCGGAACGCGCAGACCACCAAGGCTGGACTGCGAGCCGAAAGGCTCAGATACACGAGTGGAGGGGGAATCAATCCCAGCAAAACCACTTTGACTGCTAATCGTCGGACGGAACGAACGATCTGCATCCGAAGCTTCGACCAGATCGCTACGGGGACGAGAGCTGATGAGCGTGGGATTCCCAAAGAACTCGATGTTCTTCGAGATGTTCTGCATCATTTGATCATGCAGAACAATTTGCTGCATAAAAGGCTCAAACTCACCCTCGCCCTCAGTTCCGCTGGCATTCGGTTTGTTGAGGACTTCAACAGCTGGAATAAAACCGAGTGTGTTATCTCGGCTATTTTTAGGTGTGATTAAAGAGCCCGGTTCGAGGTCAAAACTCAGCTCACTATTAGCTTCATACTCTGTAATTTTTTCGCTGGTAATAGAGATTCGTACATAACGTTTATTCTGGCCTTGAGTTTCCGCAGGCAGACCAATAGCACTGTTACGAATCTTATAACTATAGATAATGACGACTTCTTCGATTTCGCCGTTTACGTCGTGGTAAACGCGGTACTGATTTTTGTTGAAAAAGTAAATTTGGTACTTAAGCTTTGGGTCAGGGCGAAAGTAAAAAAGCCCACAGCCGTCGATTAAAAAGTTACGGACAATCGCCGGAAAACGAATATCCAGTTTATTTAGCTGAATTAAATCGCTTAAAAATTTTGTACGTGCTTTATAAGTATCTTGCTCACAATAGAAAAACAGTCCTTTTTTAATCATAAGCAGCGTCATTTGCTGCAGATGACTAAGGACAACCATAGTCGCAGATTGTTTGCTGCGGTCCTGTGTTCTAGAAGCCTCTAGAATTTCATTAAACCGCTGCCGTACGCTCAGGTTGTCCGCAGACATCGAGGTTATCCCTTAAGATCAGCGAGCGTTTGCTTCGCGCTCTTTAGTACGCATCATACGAGCTTTCCGTGATTTACGGACAGCTTCGCGACGATTCTCATTACGGTCAGAACCACCTTCGTTACCGCTGCCATCGCCCTGATTACCGGCGAAAGGCTTTTTGATTTGCTCAGTCATAAAGTCAGCCATTAGGAAGCAAATAATTTTTGACTCTCTCTATTTTAAACAGTTCATCAGGCAAAAGCTCATGTGGATACGGCTCCAACACATGATCTTTGCGACCTAGAGGATCAGTGCCTCCGGCTTCAGCCTTATAGGCGTCAAGATAATCAAGCATATCTTGACTGTAAGCAGGAGCGTGTGCGTTAGGGATATCGTCGTAACAATGAGAGAACGATGTGAGTTTACGCTTCATGCGGGATGGATCTCCCATCCAAGAAAAATGCCACCCGGCGTCACAGTTGCCTACAACAACGTCATTAGGGTTACGGCGTATCTCCGATAAAGTCTGATCCAGATGCTCGTGGAGAACAACGGTACCGCACGTCCAGTTAGTAGGAGGTTTCGACACGTCACGATCTGGATCTACAACACGTAAGTCCGCCCTCCCGTAGAACATAGGCATAGACAGTCGGACACAACGAGAAGTATCTGCTTTAGCAAGATCAACAGCTTCTAAAAGTGCTTCGGGTTTAGGGATCTCGTCTACGTCGCTAAAGAAAAACGCAGAATCTGGAGGAGTCATCCTCATACCCACAGCGAGTGCGTCCCTCTGTGAGTACTCACGGACCCAGGGATTCGGAGCGATATCCGGCGGAGGCAGCTCAACATGAAGCACCTGAATTTTTTCCTCAGGCAATCCAAGTTTTCTAATTGTCTCTACGCAAGTAAATTCTTTTTTATCGCCTTTAAAAGTACGATCTGCGTCTGTAATGATAAAACCGTCTACAATATCTTTAAGCATATTGACGCGGAGCTCTAGGAGCTCCTTTTCGTCAAAATAGAGGAAACAGTCGAATAGCACTGCCAACTAAGAAGCTGACAGTATATTAACCCATACTCTGACCAGGAGCACCGTTGCCGGCGCGAACAGCAACCTGTTCCTGAACCCGGCGGTTAGCACGTGTTTTTTGCATTAGCTCCCGTTTCATATCCTCAGTAGGATCTCCCGTAGGGCTGAACTCATCCTCAAACACACCGTAAGGTGCGTTCATAGGGGGCACCGGGGAGTTATAAGCTTGATCTTCAAGCTGACTAGAGTATTCGTCAATTCGCATACCAGCTCTCTGAGCTTTTATCTGACGCTGCGAAGCTAATTCTTGAGCATTAAAAGCTCGGGTAAATAAGTCACCAGCTTCGAGAAACGGATCAGCCATTTTTTGAAGACTTTCTTCTAATGTACTCGGAAGCGCGACGACGTGCTTCGCGTGCTTTAGCTGTATTAGCAACCTGCGTATTTACAGGTTTATTGCCAGCCGTAGCGCGTTTCTTCTTTTCGTCCGTCTTACGACGTTCCTCAGGACTAAGTGATGCCCACGCTGCACGTGGTAGGTACCGCTCAGTCCGTCCTTTTTCGCGTGCAAGATCAGCCAAGGCCACCCATCACTGCTTTAGCTGCTGCCGCTCTAGCAAGCATTTCGTTCTTAAGAGGGTTAACTAAACCCTGAGCAATCGCATCGGACTTTGAAGAGCTTTTAATCGCTTTAATCAAATCGTCAGCGTCCCCTAGAACTCGTTCCCGAAAAGTTGAGCCTCCGGCTAGGTAGTTAATGAGGTCTTGAGTTTCCATAATCAGTCTTTTTTAGACTTTTCGTACTCTTCGCGTGTCTGCCAGTCTTCTTTAGACCAACGACTTAAACGGTTGCTAGAGGATTTTTTACCTGCGTAAGTACCGCCCGCCTCTTTATAGTACTTGGTCGCAAGCTGCATCGCTCGCGCAGAATGTCCGCCTAATTTCTTACGGGCTTTAGCTTTCGCTGCAGCCCACTTTGCAGGATCTTTTTTCTTAGCTACTTCAGTCATTAGTAAAGAACAACGACGTTAGTAACATTCCCGCTCAGTAGCGCAGTGACCGAAATCGGGCATATAAAGTCCCCGTTTAAATGATCGTTTTGGCAAATCTGACCAGGAGCGTCAGAAAACTCTAGAGCGATAGTTTTATTAGAGCCTCCGCCGTTCTGAATAAAAATAGCTCGACACGCCGGGAAATGAGTAGCTCCGTCAGACGGCTGCCATCTAAATCCACTGGTATAAGGGAGACTCGCGACCTGCCCATAAATAGATCCAAACGCTCTAACGTCCATCGGTGCTTTGTTTTCTTACATTATAGGTTTACTGTTCGCTTTCTTCGATCAGACGATCGAGATACCAGCGAGCTTTTTTCAAATCTTGAACTTTGTTCTTAAACTCCGTACGCCAGAGGTACTTAATAATATTCCCACGGCAATAGGATTTAAACCCTTCTGCACCTAGAGCAGCTTTGATCGCTTCGATACACTCAATACCCCCCTGCATATAATGAGCTGGGTGATTTACAGGATCACTAGACTGAGTTGAATCAGTAGAGTCTTCCCATTTCTTGTGTAGTAAACCGTCGTAGTCTACACGCATCATTTTTAAGTAAAATCGGTTGGTAATTTTGACCGTTCAGAACATAGCACACGAAAACATCTGTGTACAGTCTATTAAATTATTAGATTTCTTAAGAAGCTCTTTAGTGTATTTTGTATCATCGTGTTTAATTAAACAGCAATCATGCGGCACGTATCTACCATCTCGCTCTACCACGGGGATCCAACGGCGGTGTTCGTGCCCTCGTGGGACGTTCTCGAAAGCTAAACCCATGGAACTACGATCTGCTAAAGGCCAGTTACGGACCCCAACAAGCTCATAACTTCTAACAGGGTCCATACTTTGACTCTTAACGTATTTAACAGCATCTTGTTGATCTAAAATCATCGCTCCGTAGTATGGA